AGTATTTACTTTACCAATAATGTCAGTTATCACATTGGCTGTAGCTGGTGTAGCTGCTGATGTGGCACGAATGGCATTGGTCAATAGTGGCACATTCGCAGTTGCCTCCGTAGTTGCTCCTGCTGTCTTACCCCAATTCTTAAAAGCCTCAGCAAACACCTGATTAGTCCTTACACTATTGTTGAAGGCTCTCCTGGCAGCATTTTCGTAGATGTCAGCAGATTGCCCCTTAATTGGTGCTGTATGATACAGTTTCCATATCTCATAGAGGTCTTGGGCTTCTGGAGTACCTGCTTCAAATACTTTAGATAATGGGTCTGCTTCCCATCTACCCTCCCAGAACCTTGTTTCTGCTTTACCAACTATCCACTTAGCTGGTGCTCCAAAGGTGTACCAAACCGCTTTAGCAGTTAACCATTCATAACCAGCCTCTGGTGCTAAAGCTAACCTACCTGCATAGGCAAGTCCACCCTTAATACCACCTTGTTCAACAACAGGAGTTAGACCAGCACGGAGGGCAGTGGCTGAATACCCCGCAATTCCTGGTGCTAAATAGGCAGGAGCTTCAAGTCCCAATCGTTGATACCAGGGCAACTTCATATACTCCTCATATTTCTTACCACCAGGCAAATAATCCCCTTGCATCCAGCCTTGTGCTTCCTCTGGAGTTGGCATTTCTCCCCCAATCAGTTGACTAACCCGATACCAGCCCATACCAGATAAAGTAAAGGGATAAAGAGCAATCTGCAAAGCATTAGAGGCAACATTTCCAGCCTTCTGCCAGAATGATGGTTCTTTGGGAGTAAATTTTCCTATATCAGCACTAATCTTACCTACCTCTTTGCCTTGACTGAATACTAGGAAATCATTACTCCTGAGTTGCTTCTCAGTCCCAACATATTCAAAATCCTCCAGGACATTCAAGGACACTGGATTACCAGCACTATCCTTAGCCTGAATAGTCAAGCCCTCTGGGGGTAATGGATTGTGTGCTGCGGTGATATTACCAGTCTCTGGATTATGCCATCCAATAATCTCCTGATTTTGTTCATCCCACACTGTATTGTCTGGTTTAACCCTGACAGTCACCAGATTACCCTTTTCATCAGACATAGCAACAGGGCTACCCTCTGCCTTGATTCTTTCTATGTCAGCTTTCTGGAGATTCTGTACATCCTGTTTCAAATCTCCAGATGGTTTAATGCCGTTTGCATCTAACTCAGCTTTAATCTTGTTTTGTAGAACCTCATCCTGGGTCATATCCGTCTGTGGTGGGAACGCTTGTTGGAGAGCCTGGTTGATGTCAGCTTGATTCTTACTAAAAGCCACAGTGGAGAGGATAAGACTTGGATTGATAGTAGGCATAACCAATTTTATGTTAGCCATTATCTCATCAAAAGTCTGATTAGAGGGGAAACCTGAGCTATAAGCAGTTGCTATTTGCTCCTTAGACATGGCAGCAAGCTGTTTATTCAAATCCACGAAGTATTGTCGTTCCTCTGGGGTAGTATTAAGCCTCTCAAGAGGTGATGTTGCAGGATTAAGTTCAGGAATAAGCTCATTTAGCTGAGCCTCCTCACCGCTGAGTAAGCCCTGGTAAGCCATCGCAGTCAAATAATCCCTGATTGCGGGAAATCTTGTCGTTACTTGCTGTTTTCTTACTATTTCTTGATACTCAGCTTCTGTATTCCTAATAACAATATCTGCCTGCTCAGGATTGAAGCCAAACTCAGTCCAGGGCGTAAGATTTTGCCATTTCTGGGTAACTTCTGGGGTAAACCATCCAGGTACATAGCCCGCTGCTGCCACATTTCGGGCTAATTTCTCCACAGGATTCACACCTACCCAGGCTTGTGGATTAAACTTGGCGTTATAAAGCTCCTTCTGTTGCTTGGCAAGAGTCTGCAACTCCTTCATTCTCTGAGTATCTGCATCAGTATATAATGTAGGGAACTTCGGGAACTTGGTATAATCTATCATACCTGGTTGAGTCATTTATCCTCCTTAAAGAAGAGTCCTCTTTAATTGTATTGGACTATTCTGTGTTGCTCTCAGACTCCCACGACCAATGGATTGCCGAAGTTGTTGAGGTGTAAAACCACCTTGCTCCTCTGGTGGTATTACCTGTGCATTGGCATTGTTAGCTGGTTGGGATGCACCAGCAGCTCTAGCTTTCTCCAATGCTGTCTGTGGTGCATTGGTCGCTGCCTGTCCAGGTGCTGGTAGACCAAATTGTGCCTCTAGGGCTTGTGCGGCCTTTCTGAACAGTTGTGCCTGTTTTATATCACCCCGACTCTCAAGATAGTCAGCATGGAAATAGTAGGAAGCAATCTGCTGAATGAGTTGGCTAGTTGGACTATTCAGTACCCTATCAAGTTGCCTCTTCCTCTTAATTTCCTGCGGGTCTTTCATCCGAAGAATCTCAGTAATGATTGTATCTTCATCAAGAGTATCCCGCAACATTCCTGTAATTGTCCCACGCTCTAACCAATCTTTCGGTGTTGCCACATCAGACTCAACGATGACATTGAGGGGGTCAGGTATATCTGCGGGCTTAATTTCCCCAACTACTTTACCAAGTACCTGGAAGCTCTTACTGTTGGTTTTCTTGTTTTCAAGGAAGAACTTATCCAGTTCACCAAGTACAAAATGCTTGCTATCCATGTAGGGATAGAGTATCTGGTTAGCACTGGATGTTGCCATTGTTGATAGACTGTAACCTGATTGTGAGTCCATCATACCATATACTGCATCAGAAAAGAAACCTTTCTGGAGTTCCCGTCTAATCTCTTGTAATTGTGCTTGTACTTCTATTGGAATTGGTATTGGTTCTACCCTCTTTAGTCCTGGGTCATTAGTGTTATAGTGAAAGAAAGCTCCACGCTCCCTTAACATTTGCGGGGTAGCTACAGCCTCTGAACTAAATTCCTCAGTAATACCTTGAACAGAATCTCTGAGTGTCTGCATCAGTAGTGTTTTCCACTTGTTAAAAGCTAATACCACATTAGCATTGATAGTGAAGATTGACCGACCAAGTTTTGCCTGGAAGTCCGTTGTATTAGTTGTAAGACTGCCCCTATCAGGAAAACCTGCTACAGGAGAAACAAGCAATTTCATCTCTGGTCTTGGAACTATTCCAGTAACATCTTTACCATCAATCAGGACAACATTGAAGAGTTGTCCATTGTCATCACAGAAAAAATAGTCATCAAGGCTGACATCCCCATCAGTACTACCCAATGGGGCATAATTCCAACCATTCTGTCTAGCTTTGGTAATGGCATCAATCTTGGTTGTTGTGTAAGAATGAACACACTCAGTCATCTTATTATTGGCATAGCGTGGATAGACTGTAGCTGGACTCCAAACCTGGGATTGTAATAGACCTGTTTTAGCATCTATAGCAGCTACAACTGAATACCAACCTGTTACTAACAGGTAGAATCCAAGTTCATCTATAAAGGGTTGCTGTCCACCAAGTTGCCTCCATCGGTCTACCTCAAGCCACATATAGCGACAGGCAGAATCAAATAAAGCCCTCTTGTCAAGGTCTGATGGGGATTCCGATGGTAGGCTGACTGTATGACTAATTATTCCCTTAGTTAGTAAGTAATGTGCCATATTATAGAAGGTTTGTGGCTCATTACTGACATAACTTTCCATTCCCTTGGCTACCAATGTATCTACCATTGTTAGTAGTGAGTAATTGCTCTGCATTTGCCTATTACGCAGATACCAAGCTCTCTTCAAAATCTCAATATCAGTCTTTATCTGCTGTAAACTGCGTTGTATTGCCATTTATTCCTCCTTGCTACCATGAATATCCTGGCACTGCCCCCATATATTTAGCTCCTCCACCTATAGATTTCACTGCATTGGTTATCATCAGTGCTATTGCAAGGTCATCAAAGCTCTGGGCAGTTGGCTTATATTTAATATAACGATAACTGCGTAGTTGCCTTACCAAGTTAATGTCCCAGGTCTTGATAATACCAATCCTATCCTTCATCTTGGTCATCATAAACTGTTTAGTATTTTCATTAGTCCACCAACCGGGGTGGTCTGTTATCTTTCCAGTCAAGAAATCTCGTTGGTAATAGAGTCTATTATAGCCCAATGACTGAAGTTGTCCAATGACCGCATACCCTGTAAAGTTCCGTTCTACTACTATCTCAGCTCCATTATACCAAGTTGCCAAGTCTTTGAGGACAGCAGCAAACTGATTTGGGTCAAGTCTTGCCTGGAAGGTTGCACAAATCTGATAACTAGCATCCATGACAACTGCTGTACTGTATGAGCCTGTTGGTGCTCCTGCCGCCGAGTCAGCCCCAATTAAGTACTTAGCGTTAGGCTGAGGTTTAATCCAGTAAGTCCACCCTCTATCATGGATGTCTCCCTGATAACAACCTTGAGCTAGTTCATTCAGTCTCAAGACATCAAATACAGGGTCGCCAATTGTGATAAAACAGGAAACTTCGTCCTCTGGATATTCCTGCCAGAAAAGCCCCTGTTTCTCTGCTATCTTCCACCTTCGCCATCTCATTTGGTTATCAGATAGGTCAGGTGGGAATAGTCCAGGATATTCTTGTATGTATCGTCTATAGCTTTCCTTAATAGCCAATTCCTCACCAGTTAAGACTATCTCTCCCCTATCCTCTGGTAAGCATATTGGGGAATTAGCTGGTATTTGGTAATCTTCCGCCCACCACCAAGGAAAAAAGAAGGGCTTAAAAGGACTTTTTCCTTCTCTAGCCCTGACCCATTCTCCATAGTAAGTGCTATCTTCTCCATTAGGAGTCCCCTCTATTGTAAGTTCACCATCTAGAGGAACACTATCCTCAACAGCATTAAGAATATTAGCTGCATTCTCATAGAAAGGTAACTCAGATAAATGAGCCTTCTTAATTGTATCTCCCCTGGAAAAAGCCCTAGCTCCTGCTGTTCCAACATAAATAGAGCTATGTAACTCATCTATGCGTTTCTCCGACCTGGACTCAGCATCAAAATGTGGTTTAGGTTCATCCATCAAATCATAATAGGACTGAACTCGGTCAAGGAGTCGTTGTGTAGCTCTAGTCTCGTGTGATACAACAACACAACTCATGTAAGGAACTACAAGACAATCAGTAAACATATCAGCCAATATTACACTAGAACAACCCCCTTGCCTAAACTTCAGGATAAGGTTTCTGTTAGTTTTATTTAGCATGAAATATTTCTGAAGTTTGTTGAGTCTAAAAGGCACAACATTTCCTTGTTTGTTGTCTATCTTTAGCGTGTTCTCTATGATACGGATTTTAGTCCCAGCATCAAGCACTCTAATTTTCCTCCACAGTGAATTTTATGTCTGTTACTTGCTCGTTTATGACTTCGCCCTCAACTATAATCCCCTCTTCAATAGAATCTTCTTGGACTTGGTCAACCCCTTGAACAAGCTCCTTGAAAGATTGGCTCTGATTCTGTTCCGTTGACTGGCTATCCTCTGTTTCGCTGTTACCATTTCTTCCTCCCATCAATACCGCCATCTTGTCAATAAATGACAGCTTCTTTACATTCATTATTGGTATAGCATCAATATCCTGCATCAGCTTATCATAGACTGTTTTTGCTATCGGGGTTTTTATCAAGTTATACTCACCACTATCCAATTCAGCCATCAACGTAGAGATTATTTTCTCCTCAATAACAACTGCACCTAACTGATTCTCACGCCTCAGTAACTTGAAAGACTCAGCTCGGTGGTTCTTTTCTAACTCAGTCCTGCGCTTATTAAGAGCAAGGAAAACTGGCTTGTTTAACCACTGATTGTAACTACCAAGTTTTAGTCCAATGTGGGATAAGGAGTTTTCTACGCTAAGACCCGCAATTCTATACAGTAGGAATTTCCTTTGTCTACTGTCCCCCAATTCCTGTAATTCTTCTGATAAAGATTTAGTTGGAATCTCGGTGCTTGGTATAATCTGTATATCCATACTTATTCCTTCCCTATTATAGTGTAGCATAAACAGGGTGATTTGTCAAGAGGTAGGAAGAATTGTTGGCTAAGAGGTGATAATTGTGGCATGAAATAGTGCTTGACAAGGTAGGGCAGGCGTGGTATAATACTTTTAGAAATGATGAAGCTAGTTCCCCTTTAGGGATAGATGTAAAAAATGCAAACTTTTAATAACCACATGACACGCTAATAATAAAAATCATACCCTTTGAAAACAATCCCTATAGGGGATACAGCTTCAGAGATATTAAAAAGATAGGAGAAATACAGATGTTATTTTTTAGAGCCAAGAATGAGATACAATGTCGCTATTGTCCATCTTTTATCCTGCGTGATGAACCAGTAGTAATGTATGATTTTACTGAAGTAAAAGCAGGAACTCTTCCCCATAAGGTAAGACTCTTCTTCCACATAGAGTGCTATAAATTATGGTCTATAGCTGTATTTGAAAGGAGATATAAGAGATGGTTAGAGGATAAAGGAGCAGAACATAGGGTAGGACTTGGAAGAAAGAAATCTTATAAATTGGAGGGACAGGCAAAAGAGGTAAATAAACTCAATGCACTGATTTACTACCACAGGAAGCATAACCATCCTGAAAAGGTAATAGGACTAATGGTTAAACTACAGGAATTGCAGAAAGGTCTAGTCCAAATACCTGCTGAGAAAGTAGTCCCAGAATTAAAGATAGAACCTGCAATTATACAGATACCGGTATCTACAACAACTGTTACAGTAAGAGGAAAAGTTTACCCCATTCCAGATAAGTTTAAGAACTTTGACCCCCTTCTAGCAGCATCTTATATGGAGTGGGAAATATATGAGGAAGAAAGGAAGAAGGCATTAGAGGAGAAATCAGTTGATAACAGTCATTCTTGAGAATAAGGAAAGGAGAATACGGATGAGAATAATGCTGAAATCAAGACTAGAGTGTAAAGTTGATGAAGTAAAACTGGATTATGCTGGTAGTCTGACTTTACCCTTTTCAGTAATGCTGGATAAAAACATAGCCCCCCTTGAACAAATCCATGTACTGAATAAGAACAATGGAGCCAGGTTTATTACTTATGCGATAGCGGGGAATTGTGTCTGTCTCAATGGTGCTGCGGCAAGAATGGGGATAGTCGGGGATGAACTCATTATCCTTACTTATGAGATAAGATGACACATCTAGTTGCAGTCAAACCTAGTCGCTAACTCTGGTGGTAGTCAGTTCTGGACTCAGGTCAAGTTTCAAAAATACCAGATTTTCTACCGAGATAACTTCGCCTTTCAAATCGCAGGTCAAAGCGGATGGGGCATGGACTCCCCCCCTTGCTCTTTAGAACGTTTGTTCTACTTGCCTGTTGGCTTGGAAATGGGCAAAACGGCGACAAGTGGTCATGGCGAATTGGTTGACATAACAAGACTAAATTGGTTGACATAATGTCTGGATGACGCTCTACAATCAATTTCTAGGGGCCTTGGTCAGGAGCATTTTGTGCCTAGCTTTTGTTGGGATACCTACGCTACGTCTAGGCACAGAGACGGGGCATTTACCTAGCCTAGAATCGCATTGTAGTACGAGTACTGATTGACATAATGTTTGGGGAAGTAGACATGAGAAGAGGCGGATTATCTAGCATCTCCGCCTCTATCATTTCTATTCACTTCAGGCATATAGCCTGAGTCCGGTTACTTGTCAATAAAGTCTGTACCCGTATACGCTTCAATGATGCAGCTGTTGTCTCGGAGTACCCTGATTGCACTATTGCCTGCATAGTCCAGATTAAGATAGTCACAAGCTTTACTACCGCTATGGAAGTTACCTAGCGACTCGAGCTGGCTACCGCTACGCTTATAGACGGTTATAGCACGTTTACCACTATTTATAGCAGTCTCGCCACTTGCTTTTATAACCTTGTCAGCATGGTTAACCTCAACCACCCATCGCCAGACTTTGGAAGGATTAGCTTTAAGCTCTGCTATCCTTGCTTCACTAGTACCTTCCGGAATAGCCACCGGCAGCATTACCTCACGCCATGCCAAATAAATATTGTGGATAGTATCTGGCGGTTTA